AGTGGCAGCCCTTAGGCTGAGAGCCAAGCATGAAGAAGAGGACATTAAACACCTTGTGAAAATGACTAAAGAAAAACAAGCCATTGAGGCGGAACGCAAGGAAATGGGGCGCGAGAAGGAAAAGTTAGAAGAGATTGCTAAGGTCAAAGATGAGTACCGCGACAAGCTAGAGAAAGACCTGCGTGACCGTGGTGATGAGATTAAGGGTATGTACGGTGAAATCCTTGCTCGGCTTCCCAACATCACCGCACGGTTGAAAGGAGAACTCTAATGGTCCCTGGATATTTCCCCTCTGCGGGACTTCTTGGATTAGCAACAGGACAATCTTCTCTTAGTGGACTAAGTGACATTGAACAGTTCCAACGAGATGCTATGATGTTCAGGAGTCAGCCACCGCCAGTTTTTAATCCAACTTTTCCCAGCAGTATTTTGCAGGAAAGGTATGAATGGTTATCTCGGGATGTATCAAAGCCAAAAACCATTCGAGAAGAACTTCAAGAAGAAGTGGATGAATGGATTAAATAACTTGCAATAAAACACAGCAAGCAATATAATTTACATCTCACACGTTCTGATCACTCAGTGTGGTCATGTGATAAGGGGAGCTAGAGATAGCTCTTGAAACGGATGCCCGATACATCCAATGCTCCCCATTTTACTCTATATCGGTTCGCTTATCGGGAGCGAAGAATGTCTTTTCAGACAAACAAAATCCCAAAAAAGGTTTTACACAGGCTAGCTATCCTTAAAAGTTTTGCCTCTAGACTACAAAACAAATGTTCTAGCTCTCGCGACCCGTAGAACTAGACACCTTGGCGACCAAATTTTGGTTGTGGGCACAAAAGGCAAGTGTTGTTAGTGACTATCGCTTGTAGAGAAGGGCCTTAATGCTTCTCTGGGGACTACGATTACCCGGCCTCACAGGCTTCGCTTAACTGGCGACTTGGAAGTATACCAAGGGGGAAAGGGTAGAATTATGTCTAAAACACAAAAGGAGAGACAAAATGAACGATGCTACAGCAACATTAATAGGTGAAACAATTGGACAGATCACACTTGCACTTGCGCCACCTTCCCTACGCGACCAATTCGCAATGGCTGCATTAACTGGGTTGATTGCGTCTAATCCGACTGTTCAGGCCTCAAGGATAACGGCAATAGACGCCTATGTTCATGCTGACGCCATGATGAAAGCACGGGAGCAAGACAGTGAGTGATTGGATCAAGATAGAAAATCCTGTTCCGCACGCAGTGGTAATTGTAACTGATGGCTGGTCGGTTAGGTTCGGGTTCTGGCAAGACGGCAAAGAACATGAAGCGCAAGGCAGTAAGGGCGGCGGCTGGCGAGACAATGATATTTACAGAGGTCTAGCGTTTCTACCCACGCATTATATCGAAGTGCCTTCAACTGAAAGCCTGCGGGAGAAATCCAGTGAATGAGAGAGAATTAACAGAATACAACGAACGCTGGCTGAAAGAGTGCCTGAAGGACGAGAACCTTTTCGACCATGAGCGCGCATTACTACGGGTGATGATTGGTGCACTGCCTATGGGTTTGGAGCCTAAAGAATTAAACGGTGCTCCTAAACATATATCCCATCCTATCCCGTACGTTACAGAACTATTCGAACAGAACACTAAAAATAGAGGTGACGCACAACAATCTGAGCCGGGCGGTGATTACGTCCTGACTGGCAAGAAGAAAAAACTAACGGGTACAGACTTGGAAAAGTTCTGGTTGTTCTGGAATGCATTCGACTACAAGAAAAGTCGTGCCGAAGCTGCACAAGCCTGGATGGACATACCCGACACCAAAGACGAAGCATTCATGGAACACATCCTGTATGCGGCCCGTCAGACAGCAAGCGAACGAAAGCCAGCAGTTACACCCAAGATGGCACAAGGCTGGCTCTCAGCGCGTCGGTGGGAAGATTACGAGGCATCTAGTGCACAATCACCTACAGAGTGGAGCATAGAGAAGTGGAAAGAGTTCCTTGATGGGCCGAGCGGTTCATATATGCACAAGTCTAAGTCATGGCCTGATTATCTGTCTGGGCCTAACCCTTGGGAATATATAAACCGGGACATTCCACAAGAAGTTTTAAACATTTATGGTAAGGCATGGGGATGGCTAAGGTAAAGAAACCCGTCAAGCATATGACGCAGGATGATATTAAAGATCACTATTGCCATTGTGGTAAATTCGGTAGATTTGGAAGGAAAGATAATGGATGGAAAGCAAGAACAATTTGGTTTTGCTGGCAACACTGGGACGGCAACACCGGCGATAGTTCAGCTACTCAGGACTTATTCGGAGAAAGGTAAGACGCTAGAATGGTGTGCCGGTCCTCAGGTCTTAGGCAGAAGCCCAAGAACTTTAAAGCAATATTGTCGCTGGTACAGCATATCTTTTTCAGACTATACGCCGCGAGCGATGAAGGAAAAGGAATGATTAATTTTCAGACCATTACCGGACCGGAGCCTAATCATGAGGTCAAAGAGTTTCTTAACGCCCATAGATTGCGACTGTATAGACCATGTATACAATGTGACAGGGTGGTCAACGTTAAACTAACTAGGCCGTACCAAGGAAAATATTGTAGCCGCGAGTGTCAGACTGAGCATTGCAAGAAAAATATAACTTGTGACAGGTGTGGTAAGAAACTAAATCGGCCTAAATGGCGGGAATTAGGGCGCATTAAAGATGGATATGTTCATCATTTCTGTAATATTTCATGCTCGTCACAATATCACGGCAACAAGCGTGCACAGAAAACGACGAAAGCTAAATTATTACGCGATTTGAAAGCAGGCAACTGATGATTTTCAGGAGAAAAAGAGTTTATGAAGATCACCAGTATGGGGCAATAGAAAGGCTAAATGAAACACTTGGGCGGCATGTCAATATCTCAGAAATCGCGGATTACATGGATTGCACTGTAATTGATTTAGCTGGCCCAATACTTAAACTAATAAAAAAAGGATTAGCTGATAATGGAAAATATGGTCGGTCTTATTACAAGGTGGTGTCGCCACGTTTTGTTGAAATTCCAAGTAAAAAGAATACTAGCGCGGGCGGAAAGAAAGCTGAATACGGGCTTGAAATAATGCAACAGTGATGTGGCGTAAATACAACACAAGCTAAAAGTTATTATTTATCAAGTTCCTATAGGGGTATTTGTCTAATCATAATTGTGGCCGCTGAGTTAATATTTAGTAGGCGAGATTTATAATTGGATAAATTATGCCTCCTCCCTATAAGTACATCGGCGGTGAGATAGCTACCCCTAACGGTATCGAATTGATCGAATCGGTGTCAGACTTTCCAGTCGCTGTAGATGGGGTAATAAAACTAGAGGCAAAACAATACTGGATCGACGGTATTGTTACTATTTCGGACGAAATGGAGCCGCCTTCTACGGGAGTATGCAGCTTTATAGGCGTTAACGTAATTGCCAGCGGCATTGTTTACACTGGCACCGGGTCAATGTTCAAAAACCTTTCCTTTGCCGCTGGCTTTCTTATCAACCTTGAATGTTCATTTTCTGCGCCAAACGGTCAATTATATGAAATAACGGGCGATCCAGCAGGGTTTCTAGCTGCATTCAACTGTGTATTTAGTGACATTGATAGTCTTGGGATTTTATCAGGCATAGGGTTTTCTCTAGTCCAGAGTAATATTATAGATGTTGGTCAAGGGATAATTGCAGACAATAACGCCGCCGCTACAGTTGGGAGACTGAATTGGTTTCTGGGCAAAAATCAGCCTGGTGCTACCTTTGTGACCATTCAGGGAGCGCAAGGAAACGTTCAAATGTCTGCAAATTTCTTCACCGCGGCGGGTTCTAATGAAACTGTATTCGACATTAAAGCCGCATCAACAATAGTTGCTGGTATCGCGATAGGTAACGGTATAAATCTTACTTCTGGCGGAACACTTTTCGCGCCGGGTAGCAAGGACCAGACAGATATTTTCTGGATGTATGGCGCTAATTCAGGGATTGAAAACAGTAAAGCAATCGCTGGTGTTTTGACAAACTCAAACGTGGCAGTAACAGTAACTTCAGCATCTTTTCAAGACATGAACCTTGGCACTGCAATAGTGTCCAGCAGTATAGAGCGGTGGAAGCTAAATAGCACAACAACGGGCGAGCTGGAATATGAGGGCCTAGAAGATCGCAGACTACAACTAACAGCCAGCATAACGGCTGTTAAGTCTGGTGGAGGGGCGACTATTACCTGTGATTTCAGAGCATTTATTGATAGGGGTGCGGGATTTGTAGACTTAGCTGATGTAATCGACGCACCGCTTGAGATTAAATCGACGATTGATTCAAAAACCTTAGTCGTTCCGGTGACTGTCTCAACTGGAGACAAGATAAAAATTCTCCAAAGGAACAACACCAACACAGATTCCATTGTTGTTTGCAATTTCTCCGTAGTTATAGATTAATCTTAAAGCTTTAAAATTAACCTACTTCATAGTAAGCTGCCTACAAACAATTAAAGGATATAAGTATGGCGGGTTTATTCTCTAGTGGCGGCGGTGGCGGAGGCGGTGGTGACGGCGGTTCTCCCGCGCCACTGAACAGCGCTGTTCCTTTTTACTTGGCAAACGAAACCTTGGACTGTTTTACCGATGTTGACGGCGCTAGGTGGCTGAAGACGGGTGTTACTCAATCGGGCGCTAGTGTACCTGACAATCCCAATGCTTTTACTAATTTAGCAACATTCACCGGGACTTCTTTCAGCACTACAAATGAAGATACTGCAATGCAAGGCATAACCTGGGATGGTACACATTTCTGGGTTGTTGGTCTTATTAATATGACAGTCTATAAATATGACGCTTTGGGTGTATTCACCGGCACTTCTTTCAGCGTAGCAAGTGAGGAAACAGCACCATCTGACTTGACATGGGATGGTACACATTTCTGGGTTGTTGGTTCTTCTACTGACGCAGTCTATAAATATGATGCCTTAGGTGTATTCACCGGCACTTCTTTCAGCACCGCAAGTGAAGATACATTCCCCCGCGGGGTAGTGTGGGACGGCACACATTTCTGGGTTGCTGGTGATTCCACCAACACAGTCTATAAATATGATGCCTTAGGTGTATTCACCGGCACTTCTTTCAGCACCGCAAGTGAAGATACGTCAATACACAGCATAACATGGGACGGCACACATTTGTGGGCTGCCGGTGATTCCACTAACGCGGTCTATAAATACGACGCTTTGGGTGTATTCACAGGGATCTCTTTCAGCGTAGCAAGTGAGGATACAACACCTCGTGGAGTAGTGTGGGACGGCACACATTTCTGGGTTGTTGGTGATTTAAATGATGCTGTGTTCCAGTACACTTTGTCAATTGGCGACCCTGTAGCTCGCATAGACACAGATACCGGCTACGCTATTTTTATAAGGATTAACTAATGGGTACAGTAAGCATTGAATATGTTGATCTACGTGTGGCTAACGCTACGGTGGGAACTCCGATAGGTGAAACTCCGGTAGATGTGAATTCCATTGATTATACAGATGTTTCTTTCGAGGTTCTAGATTCGACATCTACTACAAGCATTGATGCGGGAACCCCGCCTGACGACGCTACGCACGCTGTAGTAACTAGCTTAATATCGAATCATTATATACGACTAGACGTAAACCCCACCCCAACAACTGGTGGTAAAGTGTGTATAGTAGGTTCATCAAGGTTAATAGCTGTGAGAGGCGGTGATGCATCGTCTGTTCTTAAGATTTGCACGACAGTATAAGGAATTCACTATGGGTACGGAGACAATGATTGAACAATGGCTAATTGAGGGTGATGGCGGGATAATCGCGTAGGACCGCACAGAGATCGAAGATAAAACCGAATAAGGAGAAAAACTGGTGGGCGGCAGTTTAGAAGACGGCAAGACATTTCACGCTATATGCACCATAGGCGCGCAGACAGCGGAATGCACTCAAATCACGGCACTAGGCGTTAAAGGTGGGGGTGTTATAGTCCGCACGAAGACAACCACACAGAAAACCGTAGCTGAAGCACTAGCATACCTACCAGGCGCACGCCTCACTGAAGACAATAACTGTGTGGTGATTAACAATGGCTAACACAGGGCGACCAACAGACTACAAACCAGCACTAGTAGAAGAGTTCCTAGAACGCATAGCAGGCGGTGAGAAGATAACACACATCTGCCGTGACGATCATATGCCAGAGCCTAAGACTATTTATAGATGGGAAGGGAAGCACGAAGAGTTTTGTCAATCTTTCGCCCGCGCCAGGGATAAAGCATGTGATGCAATCTCCTACGAAGCTATGGAAATAGCCGATGATCTAAGCATAGAGCCAGCACACAAGCGGGTTATGGTTGACACCAGGCTTAAGCTGTTAGGCATGTGGAGCAACCGATACAGCTCCAAGCAGTCCATAGACCACACCACAGCAGGCAAAGAGATCAAGACCGTTGCAACAGTGACCACCGCAGAGCTTGAAGCTATGGTGGCCGCACAAATGAAGAAATAAGCACTCGCAGCTCTCGCCAACTAAGCCTCCTTGTGGGGCTTTTTCTTTGCCCAGTATGCAAGTATCTTGTAGGATATTAAGAAGTGAACGCGCTCTAAGACCGGAAAGTATCAGAAATATTGTATTTAGGCCTTGATTTACTGTTTTTAGGGGTTATATTAGGTTTGTAACGAGCGGCGTTGAAAGTAGAAGCGCAAACGATGCATAGTTTTACAGTGGGAAACATGGAATCCTTAATCTGTTGCGAGGATTAGGGCGGTAGGTTCAAAACCTACGCTGTATAGCCTCAGTAACGCGGGGCCTCGTTACAAGTTCTGAGTATGTTTTGAGTTAGGTGTGTGCAGATGAGTGGATACAAGAGGAAGTTGGCGAAACAGCGATAGCGTTAGCCTGACCGGAAGCCAGAGACTGCTCATTAATGCCGGACCGCACACCGCTCAACACAGTGATAGCTATACCCGAAGGATTGGGTGAGAGACAGCCGCCCCTCCTAATGTGGCAATACTAGTTCTTGGCGAGTTGATCATAGCCTCTTGCTGGTCGGGGAAACGCACGAGTTAGTCGCGTGCATCCTTCGGATATAGTTAACACAGTTATAAACACAGGAGACCTGCATGATCTGGAAAGTTAGAGACCCAAACAGATGGCGCAAATGCTTTGCTGTTTTCCCCAAGAGGATAGGTGACAAGTGGATATGGTTGTCACGTTATGCATGGAGGCCTTTACCGGAAGAATATACTCAATCTCCACCTTTCGCCTTTCGGTTCTACCAAGAATTTTCTCTACCTTGTGGGTATTGTATATGGAAAGAACACTTTAATGTGGTTGGTTGTCCGCTTGTCTCGATATCATGGGTTTCACCTAAGGCAACGCTTAAAGTTGTTGATGAACACAGGGGTTAGATATGAGGGAAGTCTCTAAAGACGAGTGGTTTGATGCGTATAAGTCTGCGTTTGGTGATATTCCGGTTATTGTTCGTGACGATAGCCTAATGATGTCAAAGGGCTATGTGGATGGAAAGATATTTAACATGATACGCGATGGTGACGAGATTAAGTTCTACATCAAAGAGTAATATCTTGTGGTGTGCAGTTGTTAGACAACGTCCTTGTACGCGAGGGTGCGAAGGTTATCGTAAGACCCTTTCCGGCTACACACCTCACGATATTATTTAAGGAGAGAGACATGTTGACATTCGACCAATCCGGCAAAGATGATTTAATTGCCAAGCTCACCGCTCATGCTAAAGCAGATGCAATCATCAAGGGGCGTTATTTCGAAGATGGAAAGGGGTGCGCTGTTGGTTGCTCACTTGTCGACTATGGAGTTAGGCCTAGCGATCATTCCCAATATGAAAAAATATTCGGCATCCCTGAAAAGATAGCTAGGCTTGAGGATTGTATATTTGAAGGTTTGCCAATTGATCTAGCAAAAGAGTGGCCTTTACGCTTCTCTAATGCTGTTCCTGTTAAAACGGACCTATCCGGTGTGTGGCCTAAATTTGCTATAGCTCTAATGATAGACGAAGATCACGGCGTTATTAAATATGCCAAAAACGACAATCAAAGAGACGTTATTGAGCGTTGTGCTGATTTATATAAAGACGGTCCTGATATAGACCTACAAGAAGCGATTAAGGTAAGGCGTGCTGCTGCTGCTGCTGCTGCTTATGATGCTTATGCTGCTTATGCTGCTGCTGATGCTGCTGCTGCTGATGCTGATGCTGCTGCTGCTGCTGCTGCTGCTGCTGCTGATGCTGCTGCTGATGCTGCTGCTGCTGATGCTCGCAGCAATCATTACATATGGATGGCCGATAAACTCATTGAACTTATGAAGGCAGCTTAATAGTGATGAATGAAGCAGCATTTTACGCCGTAGCACTGCTCACCAACGTTTGGTACATGCAGGTGAACTACATTACAGGTGCTGGCTTCATGTACGGTGCGTCTCTGCTGGTGGCGTGGATTACATGGGAGCGAGGCAGGGTTAATTCAGGGGTAGACCGGGTCATACCCGGCTGATGTGAGGGGATGCAGGGTAGCCTTACGAAGAATGACAAAAAGCCTGCACATTAACTAGGCCCGATAAGGTATTTGAGTGTACCTGTGACTCAACACTTTCCCGTCAGTGTGGCCAAAGGCGGGGCTAATTCAAGGGACGGTGTGCGCACACCACAAGGAGGCGAGACATGTTTAATGCGGAACAAATGCTGAAAGAGTCGGTTGCTGAAGTAGCGAGGCTTGTTGCTGTTATAGATATGGCCATAACACTGCTCGGTAATGACATGCCGGATATAGACGAAGCGGAGCGCCACGTTAGGCACATCCAGAAATATCTATATAAGAACCTACGGAACCCTCAATGAACTTTGTAGACAAGCTATCAGCAGCAGGCTTCCCCAGTAAGCGACAGTTCGCGCTGTACGTAAAGTATACGCCGCAGGCTGTGAGTGACTGGAAAGAGAAGCCGCCACATTGGGTGCATATTATCCTGGATCAGTGCATAGGTGAACAAAGAGACGAAGAGACGCGACGAGCATGGAGAAAAGAGAGAGAAGAATTAAATAGAATTATTGCGTTTATACGGGAGTGGAAGGGATGAACGGTAGAAGCGGCATTGGAATGAAGAAGCACGGCGTTTGCGGTTCTCGTAATGGCTGCGGTAAATCACCAAAGCTTAGACTTCAGATGAAAATGAACGCAGAAAAAGACGAGCGGAAAGCCAAGCCGTCAACCTGTGACAAGTCTAGTATTAGGGATTTGTTTAAGGCATGAACATTGAAGAAGCAGCTAAAGAGCTACTACGGCGCAGACGGGCAGAAAGTAGCCTGATAGACTTTACTCGGTATACCTTCCCAAAGTACCGGCCTGCGGACCATCATTTCCAGATTGCAGAGAGGCTTGAAGCTGTAGAACGTGGTGACATTAAACGCCTAATGATCTTCATGCCGCCCCGCCACGGTAAGAGTGAGCTAGCATCAAAGCGTTTCCCTGCGTGGTGCCTTGGCCGTGATCCAGATAAGAATTTCATATCAGCATCGTATAACTCAGAGCTTGCAGGTGATTTTGGCCGGGAAGTCCGTAACATTATCCAGGAGCAAGAATATGCAAACCTGTTCCCCAATACCAGCATTGCTAAGGATAGCGGTTCAGCCCCTCGCTGGCACACTAACGGTCTAGGCGGTTACGTTGCTGCGGGTATTGGTACAGCAGTTACGGGTCGGGGCGCTCATATATTCACAATTGATGATCCCGTTAAGGATAGAGAACAGGCAGAAAGTGAACGGCAACGCAGAACTATTTACGACTGGTACAAGTCAACGGCATACACACGCCTGGAATCAGAGTTAAGTGGTGAGGTAACAGAGGAAGACTTGTTTTGGGATGTATCCGCATCACTCAGGGAAGGACTAATCAAGCCGTTCGAGGGTGCAATCGTTCTTATTCAAACACGGTGGCATGAAGATGATTTAGCAGGCAAGCTGATAACCGACATGGAACGAGGTGCCGACCAGTGGGAGATTTTAGATTTACCCGCAATACAGGACAACCAAGCTTTATGGCCTTCAAAGTACCCGCTTGATAAGTTAGAGAAAATCAAGACAGCAATCGGCGCTCGGGAATGGTCGGCATTATATCAACAGCAGCCGCAGCCTGACGAGGGCACATACTTCCTGAAGACGTATTTCAACAGATACGACAAGTTGCCTGACCCTGTTAACGTGTGGCTGACTTCAGATTACGCGGTAAGTGAGGACAAAGGCGATTATACTGAGCATTCGGTATGGGGCATTGACCATGTAAACAACATCTACCTGATGGATAATTGGCACGGGCAAACAACACCGGACGTATGGATTGACGAGGCATTGAAATTAATCCTAAAATACAAGCCTTATGTGTGGTTTGGTGAGGGTGGTGTAATTCGCAGGTCAACAGAACCTTTCATCAAGAAGGCTATGGAGGATCAAAAGACATACGTTCGTCTAGAGTGGATTAACCCGGTTGGTGACAAGCCTTCAAGGGCTAGATCATTTCAGGCCCGCGCCGCAATGGGCAAAGTATACCTTCCTAACAATGCTGTAGGCGATAGGGCTTTAGACCAGATGATAAGGTTTCCAACAGGTAAGCATGATGACTTTGTTGATACAGCTTCATTGATGGGATTAGTGATAGATCAGGCACACCAAGCATATATACCAACCGAGGATGTTCCAACGGACTACTTGCGCCCAGCAAGGTTTAAAGATATTGTGAGGGGCACAAGTAAAAACCGCAAAGCAAGAGAAAAGGCTTGGTAATGGCTCGAGAACGTTCAAAAACAGATTCCCAAAAATTCTGGGGTAATCAGATTTCCGACCAACAGAAGCGGTTTAAGGATGGTTGGTACAGTCGTGGTGAAAACACCGTGGAGCGTTACCGTAATGGCGGCCAGGGCGGTAAAGAGACTAGTTTTAATATTCTGTGGTCAAATACAGAAATCCTCAAGGCTGCAACATTCTCTCGCACGCCACCGCCTAATGTGGCAAGGCGACATAAAACGGTCAATACAAACAATGACCCACAAGTTAACATACAAATAGCGGTAGCAAGGGAAGCTTCCGAAACAATAGAACGGGTTTTAGAGTTTTATAGCGAAGAGAAGACATTCACCAAAAACCTGCGTAAATGCCGTGATGATATGTTGTTACCTGGACGCGGTGCAGTTTGGGTTCAATACAATTCAGAATTCAGGACTATAGAGCTTGAGATAATGGACGAGGTTCTTGACCTAGACGTTGAGAGAGAACCAACATTCCAATTTGAAGGCCGCATAGTAACACCTGATAGATTTATAGAGATTGAAGGCGAGAATATCCCTGTAGCTGACGAGTTCGTAACTGAAAGCGTTGAACTTCAGTATGTATACTGGCAGGATTTCTTAACGTCAGATTCAAGAGCATGGGAAGATGTGTGGTGGGTTGCGCGTCAGCATGGTCTTGATAAAGATGAGCTGGTTGACAGGTTTGGCAAGGAAAAAATAGATAGCATAGGCATTGATGGAGCTACCCAAACAGACAGTAACGATAACAAAAGAGATGTTTTTAACGTCTGGGAGATATGGGACAAGACGAAAGGCGAAAGGGTGTGGTTTATGAAAGACGCCCTGGATACATTAAAGATTGAGCCGGTTAAACTGAATCTTAAAGATTTCTTCCCTTGTCCTGAACCTATTATGCCGTTTGAGACTAACGACACAATGATGCCCATCCCTGAGTTTTTGGTTTACAAAGACTTGGCCGTTGAACTTGACGTAATATCCAGCCGCCTTACTTCGCTTACTGAAGCTATGAAGCTTACAGGTCTTTATGGCACCATGAACAAGGACGCAATCGCCAATTTACAAAATGGGTCCGACGGACAATTAATTGGCGTTAATATGGCGGCATTTACTGAGGGCGGAACATTAAACCAGCAAATTGTCTGGATGCCTATTGGCGAGGCGGCGGGCGTAATTCAGCAGCTTGAGTCCCGCAAGGCTATCATTAAAAATGAAATCCATGAAATTACAGGCATTAGCGACATTGTTCGCGGTGCTACTGATCCTAACGAGACAGCAACCGCTCAACGGCTAAAGGGTTCCTTTGGCTCTCTTCGTTTACGCCCAAGGCGTGAGCCTATGGAAGAGTTAATCCGTGATGTTTATGGCATAATGGGTGAAATCATTGCAGAACAGTTTGACCAATCAACAATTGAGAAGATAACAGGAAAGCCTGTTCATCCTTTTGTTATGGAGTTCTTGCAAGACGATGAGCTTCGTGACTTCCGTATTGATATTGAAACGGACGCAACAGTCCAGCCTAACCAAGAGATAGACCAGCGGAACGCGGTGCAGTTTGTTGAGGTTATCAACAGCCTGTTTACAGTCGCGCTCCCGGCTGTAAAAGAAACACCTGAATTAGGCCCATTAGTAGGCGCAACCATGAAGTTCGTCGGCAATCAGTTTAAAGCTGGTCGCGAGCTTATGGGTATATTCGATGAAACAATTGATCGCCTATCTCAACAGGGACAGCAGCCACAAGGTGAAGACGTAGCATCACAGATTGCCGCACAGCAACGGCAGATTGAACAGGGTAAGCTACAAATAGAACAAGGTAAATTACAGGTAGAGCAAGGAAAGCTTCAAGGGCAACAGCGCGATCAACAGTTAGAGCAGCAACAACAACAGATTGACGTCGCAGCACTTCAGCAGGAAGAACGCTTAACTAATCAAAACAATGAGGTCGATTTATTGCAAGACCAAATCAGGGGTGGCGTACAAGTGACAACCGCTCAAATAGAGGCTGCAACTTCTGCCGATGACAACAATACCAAATTAGCTGTTGAACAATTAAAACAACTCGCTAGCCGCCGTCTAAATTAAATGTTTACGAATAACATAATTTTAGCTAAGATTAACTGTAATTTAGTTAAGGGCGAATAATGACTATTTCACAGGAAACATTTGCGTACTGGCGTAAACACGGCGCTCCCGGCATCACAACTAGTGAACGGGAGGCCTTTGTTTCTCATGCCGACGGCAAGAGATACACTTGTTCAAAAAAATATGAAGCTGAAGTTAAGGCTCGCGGTTATGAGATTGTTGGTGATGCAGCAATTGAAATGGACGATAAGCCTAGTGCTGAATATGTAGCAAAGCTGGATGATGATATTAGGACAGCATACAACAATCATGAGGGCGAGACATGACTGATTTGACACAAACAGAGCAGCTAGATGCTGACATTGAAAAGGCTATGGAGAATTTTTCACCTAATGTTTCTGAAGAGGTAACGAAAGAGGCTTCAGAAGAGGTTGAGGAAAAAGTCGAGGAGACGGTAGTTGAAGAAACCGCAGAGCAACCCGAAGTTCAAGATACTGATGGTTCTGCCAATACCGACATCGAAGATACCGAAGATACGGAAGCCACCAGCGTGGCTGATGACGCAGCCCAAGAATTAACTGAAGACGAAACAGAGGAATTATTAACAGTATCCGAAAGCTGGTCTAAAGAAGACCGCGCCGTTTTTGACGGAATGGAGCCGGATGCACAACAAATACTACTTCAGCAATCCAAGAACCTGGAAAAAGGGTTCACTCGCAAATCTATGAAGCGTGCGGATGATCTGAAGTCTTATGAGGATATTGTCAGCCTATACAGTGGTTTTGAAGTACAGTTGAACCAAGCAGGCCTGAACCCGGTGACGGCAACTCAGAGACTTGTGGGCGCTCAACAAGCACTTATGCAGAACCCTGAAGCTGGGCTAAGGCAATTAATGACAGAGTATGGCGGAGGCGACCTTAAGGGTATCGTCACGCGCATGGCAACAGATTTAGGCATAACCGCAGCAGCCGATGACGGTCAAGCTGATTATGTAAGTGATACAGAGCGAGCGTTGCAACAGCGTCTAACTGCAATGGAGCAGTCACAGGCGCAGCAGGCTCAAGCAACTCAAACACAACAGCTCAACCAGCTGCAAAATCAAGTCAAATTATTTGAAGGAGCAGTCGACGAACATGGAAATAAGCTACACCCTCACTTTAATGACGTAGAAGGCATTATGACTACGCTGCTACGGAGCGATCCATCATTAGGATTAGACCGCGCATATGATGTGGCAGTCCGTAGTAACGACACGCATTTCGATTCATTAGTGAGTGACAGAGTTACCGCAGCGCAGAAATCAGCAGACGCCAAGCGGAAACAAAAAGTAGCGAAATCCAAGGACGCCGGAAGTAACGTAAATTCAAATAAAGCACCATCTAAGGGCCGTGATAAGCGTATCAGTACAGATGATGCAATCAGAGACGCGATTAGCAAGCACAAGTTTGGCTAATGGAGAAATAACATGGCTTCGGCTAACGCACTATTTGACGACATTCTGACGTCAACGCTGATCAATCGTGACGGCGCTATGGCAGATAACGTGTCAAATCATAACTCACTCTTGCGCTTTCTGCGTAAGGCTGGGAATATAACCGTATATGACGGCGGTACATCGTTGATTCAGAACATTGACTTTGTAGAAAACACCACTTTCAAGTGGTATAGTGACTACGATGTCCTTGATGTTTCGGCATCACAGACTTTCAGCGCCGCTGAATTCGACGAAAAGCAATCTGCTGTTACAATTACTGTATCTGGTAAAGAGATGCGCCAGAACGCAGGCAGTAAAACCCGCGTATTTGATCTTGTAAAAGCACGCATTATGAATGCAGATCGTACCGCTGCTAACGAGATTTCTACAGCAGTATATTCTGATGGAACTGGTTCTGGTGGTCAAGAGATTGGCGGTTTACAGCTTCTTGTTGCTGATGATCCGACCACAGGTATCGTTGGTGGTATTGATCGTGCTAACTTCAGCTTCTGGCGTAACCAGAAATTCGATACAACGGCTGACGGTTCTGGCGCTGCAACTGCTGCAAATATTCAAGAGTACATGGATCAACTTTGGCTCGACTGTGTTCGCGGTGAAGACGTCCCGAAAATGATTGTTGCAGACGTGAACTTCTATAAGTTTTTCCGTGGATCACTAACAGACATTCAGCGCATCACAAGCACTGATACCGCAGGCGCAGGCGCAAATACGCTTGCATACCACGGTACAGGCGGCACTGCGCAAGTAATGATGGATAAATCAGGTCCGGTAAATCATATGTACTTCTTGAATACAGACTTCCTGTTCTTTAAGGCGCACCGTGATGCTAACTTTACGTTCCAGCCTGAGCAAACACCAGTCAACCAAGACGCTGTTGTGAAGCATCTACTGTTCCAGGGTAATATGACCTTGAGCAATGCTTCCCTCCAAGGCGTTCTGTTTGACGCATAAGAAAGGAGATTAAAAATGTCTAATGTAGGCTTAATTACCGATCGTATCGACGAAAAAAAGAGATATACCGTTGGCACGATTTTCGAACAAAACCTTGACGGAACAGAAACCAAGAAGTTCAAATATATCCAATATGAAGCTGGTACAGCCGCTGTTGCGGGTGTTGCTGGTGAGGTTTGCTACTATGATGGTGTTGGGGCAGCTCAAACTAACATTGTAACAAGTGATCTTACTGACAGTATCAATTTAGGTGCCGGTGTTCTTCAGGCTAATCTTCCTGACAAAAACTTTGGCTGGATTCAGATTAGAGGTTCAGCCACGCTTACTATCGCACTTACGGCAGGCGCAAACGGTAACGCGCTAACGCCAGTAGGAGCCGGTGACGGTACGCTTGATGTGTCAGCATCGGTAACAGATCATATTTGTGCATATGTTGATGATGCTGCTACTAATAAAATCATCTGCGCATTTCCAGATTAATGAATTCGAGGGAGGGGCTTCGGCCCTTCTCTCTCCTCAAAAACAAAGGGCGAGACAATGACTGACACAGAATTTTCTATATCTCACATCCATCAAGGCGGACTTGACACGGGCACTTTTCTTTCAATCTATACCAAACCTGTGAGGATGAATAGAGAGAGCGATGAAGCCGGTCGCGAGATTTACGAGGACAGAATATATATAAAGATTGAGCCTCCTGGCCAGACAAAATCCGTAGTTAATCGAGTGATCACCGATGAACACAAAAAGAAATTTCCCGAGGCATGGGCTAAGTTTGAGAGCGGAAAAGAATGCAATGAAGGCGGCACACCTATTGAGCGCCTTGGTAACTTGCCAATGTCCAGGTACAAAGAATTGCGTGCTATGGGCATTAGAACAATAGAGCAATTAGGCAACACACCTGATTCAAAAATTGGCTTTATTGGACCCGATTCTATGAACCTTAAAAAGGAAGCTAAATTATTTCTTGCGGGACAAACCGAAGATAGTGTAAAGTTACATGAGCTTGAAGCTGAAAATTCCGCCATGAAAGAACAAATGGCAGAGATGAAGGAAATGCTTGAGCAACTAACGGCAGCCGAGGCCAAGCCGTCTACAGCGAAACGTAGAGGAAGGCCACCGAAACATGTCCCTGCTGACGATAATCCAGACAGCGCTTAGAGAAATTGGCAGCATTGAGGTACCTACAACAGTTGTAGGGAATCAGAATGAAACAGCTATAAATTCTTTGGCGCTTACTAATCGGGCGCTGAGGGAGACTGCAAAGCGTACAAAGTGGGAACTGTTAACCAGAGAAGCCACAATTAACACTGTTGCAAGTCAAGCAGAATACGATCTCCCCTCTGATTTTAAATCAATTCACAATCAAACAATGTGGAACATCAGCCAACGCCGTCCAACGCTGGCCGTCACGCCTCAAACTTGGTCTTTCTTGCAGGCATTTACTGACGTTAGTGGGATTATTTTGCACTATAGAATTTTTCGTGATCCAGCGGGGAACGGCCAAAAGGTGCAGTTTTTCCCAACTCCCGGCGCGGGACAAATCATAACATATGAATATGTATCCAATGGATTAGTGCAATCATCTGGTGGAGTGTTGCAAGAAGAGTTCTTAGCAGATACAGACACGGCATTACTTGATGAAGATACTATTTTGCTTGGTTTTAAGTGGCGCTTCCTGGCGTCTAAAGGGTTCCCGTATGCAGAGGCTTTCACTGATCACGAAAAGTCAATTGCAAAAGATGTAGACGATACACCCAGTCAGATCGTTAATATGGGTGGCGGAAACAGACGCTTGCGTACAGTTCTTATTGTGCCAGATTCGATTGTTGGCTTATGAGGCAGCCCTTAGCAGATACACGAAGGTTCGTTCAAACCTCCACAGTGATACCCCTACAAGCTCCTGTTGGCGGCTGGAACACTGCTGACAGCTTGGCAACAATGCCACAGCTCGACGCTATTGTTATGGATAATTTTATACCGGAAGAAACAGGCGTAATTCTGCGGGGAGGGGATACCATCTTCGCAACTGGAATGTCGGGCGCGGTTGAAATGTTGATTGAATATGTCTCGCCCACAGATAATCAACTTTTGGCCGCGTCGGACGGTAATATATACAATATCACATCTGGCACGCCTGTACTAATTGGCAGTGGGTTCACTAATGCGCAGTGGCAGACAGCTAATTATAATACATTTACGTTTTTCGCAAATGGTGCGGATACAGTCCAGAGATATGACGGTACCACGCTAGCAGATTCAACCTTTACCGGCGTTACGCTGTCAGAGTTGATTAATGTTTCGGCTGTTCGTAACCGTGTCTGGTTTGTTCGCAAGGATACCGGAGAAGCATACTACGGCGGATTGAATGCGGTATCTGGTGCTTTAACATTATTTGATGTTGGTGAAGTGGCCAGAGCCGGTTTCCTTGTTGAGATTTCTACGTGGTCACGAGATGCGGGCGACGGTATGGACGATTTAACAATCTTCACAATGTCCACAGGTGACACACTGGCCTATACAGGCGATGTTGCAAGCACTTTTACCCTTGTTGGAAATTTCGAAGCCCCTAAGCCTATTGGTTTCAGATGCACTACGAATATCGGCGGTGAATTGGCCGTCATCACTGAAGGTGGTTATTTCACCCTTTCTGACATCATGTCAGGGCAGATCAGGCCACAAGATGCGCTTTCAGCCAAGATACGCCAAGCGGTTAACGATGCATTTAAATTAAGTGGTAATTTATTCGGTTGGAGCATTCATTTAACTGAAGACAACAGGAAAATGATTATTAACGTCCCTGTGACCTCAGACATATATAACCAGCATGTGTTTAACACAGTTACAAAAGCTTGGGGCAGATGGTTAGACAGAAACACTTTCTCTATTGCTTCATTCCTTGGAAATTTATACGGGGGGTTTGCTGATGGCAAAGTATTTATACTTGAAACAGGAAGAACAGACGCAAGTAGCCCGGCTACTTGGGAAGAAACAAACATAAATTGGGAAGATGCGACTCAATTATGGCAGTCGGCTCCAGGCGCTAACATTAAAGGCTATGTTATACAGGCTTTTAATGATTTTAATGGCGTATTGCCCGGCGTAAGGAACAAACAGCTATCAATGATACAGCCTTTCATCGAGGGCACAGGAAATATTAACACTACCGTAGGTGTGTGGACTGATTTTTCTTTTGGCACATTAGTTTCAAACTTGCAGACGCTTAATCTTCAAAGTTTGGATTGGCAAGAGGTGGAAGACTTATGGGAATCTGCTGACTTCGATTGGGACTTCAACCAAGGTGCAGTGTCACAAGTAAATCTTTCAGCCAATGCAATAGGCAGCAGTTTTGCTGTTGCTGTAGACGCAGACACAAACCAGAGTATTGCCTGGTATAGCTCAAATTTAACAATCAGGCCGGGAGGAATTATATAATGGTAACATTAACAGGACAGCAAATATCCGACAGTTTCAAGGACTTATTACAGGTAAGCAATAACAATTCAGGCATTGATGCTACTGTTCGCCCTCTCGAAGACGGGGAAGGGACACAGGGGCCATTCAGCGTCTCCACAGGCGTATTCCGGCTTAACGCTGGCACAGCGGTGGATGCAAGCGCGGGCGCTTCAATGGATTTCACAAATATAGCGGTGTCAAACCTGCCTGTGTGGAAAAAGCTTTCGCAAGTATCACCAGTAGATGTTTCAAGCTTTCAAATAGTTGGTCTACCAGCAACCGCTGTTGCTGTTTTGATCACTTGCGCGGATATGGATTACGACCAAAGCACAAACATGAGTGTTGCTGTAATGGATGATTCAGTGGTTCAGACTAGTGATTATCATTGTGTATCTATCATGTTTGATCAAACTATTACGGTAATTGCTGCTGTAACCACTATAAATTTGCATATGATTAGATTATCCAACGTTGACGGACAGAGTACCCAGTCCTGTCTTGGCATGCTGGTTAGAAATGGCACAACAAACGTGTGGACTTGGACCTGCTCCGGTACAAACGATCAGACAATAGACGATATTAGCTACGCACACGCCATTGGTGTTACGCCAGAGATTGTTGGTACAATGAATGGTTTTGAGTTCTCGCCAGCTAATGGTGATTTCAAAGGTGGCACCGTGACGGTGTATTATCAGGAGGAAATAGTGTGAAGTTTTATCTTAGAAAAGAAGACCAGATTTTCCCCTGCTATCAGGCTGAAATTGATGAAAATGGGATCGATAATTATATTGAGGTTGTTGGTATTGAAGCTGATTATGACCGTAAAACCCAACGCCTTAGCAGTTGGACGGTTCCTGGTATTGCAGAAGGCGAAGCAATCACACAAGTTGATGCTAAAGGCAAAGAGATAATTGTTGGACATAAAGCTGGTGTGATGACAGCCTATAGATATGCTGTTGACAGGTCACAGAATGAAATTGATGCCGTCGTGCGAGAAGGCTGGGGAGATGTTCGTATGGCTCGCAATAAGGTCTTTGCTGAGACGGATTTAATAATATTGCGGGGTCTTGAAGACCTATTACCGGCTGCTGAATATCAGAAGCTCAGAGACTATAGGAAGACACTTCGAGATATTACTAACCCGACCAAAAACGGCGGTATAACTGACCCTCGTTTGATTACAATAAAGAAGTTTAGCGATGCCTGATATTGTAACAGATCAAAAATATTCTGATGATATTCGTGATTGGGTTTCCGGCCAAATTGGTATTGGTAAAATTGGCGGTGATTATTTTAGTTCAATTGGAATTATCAAGGAAGGCGAACTTGTCGGCGGCGCTATTTATCATGATTTTCATGGGCATATGATTGATATCAGTTTAGCAACAACAGATAAAAGGTGGTGTACACGAAAGGTTTTGAGAGCCTTATTCGCGTATCCATTTGAAAAATTAGGCGTTATCAGGCTAGGCGTCACATGCTCAAAAAAGAATAAAAATATAAGAAACTTAATGAAAAAATTAGGCTTCAAACAAGAAGGTTGCGCCCGCAAAGCCTTTGACGGCAAAAATGATGCAATGGTGTATTCTATGCTTAACACAGAATGTAGGTGGTTAAAATGAGTAGCAAAGGCGGCGGAACACCTCCCCCAGCTCCAGACCCAACAGTAATTGCAGGTGCTCAGGGTACGGCAAATATTGAATCTGCAATCGCAAGCGCCATTCTAAACCAACAAAGCACTGTTGGTCCTGAAGGTACTGTAAACTTCGCACAGACAGGCGGCCAGAACGTAGGCGGTCAATTCGTCCCATCATTC